ATCAAGGATATTAATGATAATCCAGATATGTTCACGCTCGGAAAATCAGAAGAGTTTATTAAAATTCTTAACCGTGAGTATAAGGCAAGTTTACAAAACGGACAGCCAACCAGTTCAACTCATGCGATCGGTTTAGTGCGAGATGCATTAAACAGTCGACAAGATGAAGCAATGCAAGGCTTAATATCAAATGGTAACGATGCAGCTCAAGCTTATCAATTTGCGCGTCAGGCTCATCAGTTTAATGTAAAACAGATTGAATCCATGCCTTTATTGCAAGATGCTTTAAAAGGTGTTGAGCCAGACAAGCTTTTCAATAAACATGTTTTAAATGGAAATGTTGCAGAGTTAGGCAAAACAGTTGATTTACTCAACAATGTTAACCCTCAGGCCGTGAATGACATTAAGCAGCAGGTACTGGAGTTTATTTCTAGCAAAGCGGTCAATCAGAATGGTCAATTTAGTCCAGCAGGAATGAAGCGAGCTTTAGATTCAATCGGTGAACGCCGTTTATCAACCATGTTTAGTCCGGATGAAATTGGACGAATTCAAGATATAGGCATGGCGGGGTACTACTTAGTAACCCAACCAGCACATTCTTATATCAATAACTCAAACACTGCATCGGCACTGATGAACCACCTTAGCGGCTTAATTAATAAGCCAGGTGTAAGAATGCTATTAGCTCCAGTGAAAGACATTAAAGATAGTCGGCAGGTTAGCAAAATGATGGACTCATCTATGCCGAAAGGTGAAGTGTCAGTTGAATTCAATCCTGATAATGCAACTTTAATTGAACGACTAACCAGAGCAGGGCTAATCGGCGGTTCCAACCTACCTAACCAATAACCTTATTTAATCCCACAGCCACCATTCGGTGGCTTTTTTATTTGCAGGTGCAAATATGACTATCGAATTACCAAAACCAATTGCAGTTACACCAGTACCCAATGTGCGTTACCGTGAATTCACCAAATGTGGCCAAAAACCATTAGCTGGTGGTCAAATTTGGACATATGAAGCTAATTCAACTACGCCTAAAATTACATATCAAGATCCATATGGTATGACCCCAAACACCAATCCAATTATTTTAGATGCTGCCGGTGAAGCAGATGTTTATCTAAATGGAACATATCGTTTTGTTGTTAAAGATAAGAATGGGGTAATTCAAAAGGATGTTAATAAACTTGGATCTTGGTATAGCGGTGATCTAGATGATCAAATGAAAAGTGTAAATGACTTATTAGAGTCAAGCGCACAAACTTTGATGCAACCGTTACAAGAAGCTATTAATGCTGCTGCGGCAGCAGGTGCTGGGGCGGAAGGATGGACAGCTACCCTTGTCGCTGATGCAAGTGGACAGAACCAACAATTAATCAATAATCTTAACTTACAGGGTGTTGCATCTATTGCAGCATTACGATTAACCACACCCTTTTATAAAGGACACAAAGTTAACCTGATTTCGGCAAATGAAGGTCAGCAAGAGGGTGGCGGTGTATTTGTTGCTACAAAAAAGAACGGTTTATCTGATGATGGTGTAACAATTCTAGCCAGTCCAATTTTTGGAATTTTCTGGGTGCGCATTAATTATGACTTTACGACTCCTGAAATGTTTGGAGCAAAAGCTAATGACCCTGCGTATGATTCAACAAGTGCAGTACAGTCGAGTTTGCTTAATAGCAAGAGAACATTGCTAAATGGATATTATTATACAAAAAAACCAGTGTGGTTTCCTGTCTCAAAAGTCATCGAAGGCATTGGTAAATGGTCGTGCGGTATCGTAAAAAACGGTGATGACGGAGTTTTAAATTTAGTACATGACAAAACAACAGGTAAAACCGTTTTAGATAAAAATGCTGTATTGATTGGATATGCTGATCGCTCAAATACAACTTATTGTGAAGAATTAAGCTTATCGAATTTCTCGTTGCGCTACGCAGGTTCTCAACAAGACTCTGTTGGGCTTTATATTCCTACAATTTGTCGATCTATTTTTTCAAACATTCTGATTGAAGATGCGAAGACAGGGATTAGAACAACCGACTCTTGGCTATGCACATGGATTAATGTGCATGTGCGTAATTCAGAAATAGCGTATAAGTTCGGAGCCACTGATGGGACATTAACAATTAATGGTACATCAAATAACATGACTGGATGTTATGCAGAAATAGTAAGTTTAAATGCGTATTGGTTTAAAAATTATCAATATTCAACAATGTCTGGCTGCGCTTCAGATAAAGTTGCTCATGCTCAAGACAAGGGGAGCTCTATTTATGTATTCGATAATACCGACATGATTATCAATAATGCTGGTTGTGAAAATGTTGCAACTCGGCACTCAATTGTAAAAAATTTATCTAATATTATTTTTAATCTAGGTAATTTTATTTTAGATAACTCATTTCAGGACAATACAACATGGTGGCAGCAATCAAACACATTATTATCAGTTTCAAATGAATCTAAAGTCCTTTTTAAGCAATCAAAATTCACTATTAAGTACCAAGTAAGAAGTACCAATTCTTTTGCTGCTTTTGCTTGTGTAGACGGTGGATGCAAACTGACTCTAGATGATATTTCATCTTATACGTCTCAGATTGTTAATTTTGTCGAAAATTCAGAATACAAAACATACAACAGTCTTGATATTTATTATGTGTCTGGCAGTGTTATTGAAATGAGAACGCCGCTTGATGTTTGTGAATATCAAGCATATGGTGGCAATAGCAATTGGTTTAATGGCACATCTATCAATAAGAAACTTGAAGATACATTTAAGTCTGTTAGCTCAAATGCATTTGCCATGCCTAATAATATGTCTTTAACTCAGCTATCAAATTCTTACAAGACGGTTGTTGCAGCGCAAACAGTACCTAGCGCGGCTACGTCAGATTTAGAGTATCCATTCCCATCTACAGCTCATTTTATTTATCAGTTATCAGCGAAACGTCAAAGTGGAGATAATTTAACAGCACAACTTGCTATTCCAATTTGGACTGCAAATGGAGGTGGCCAAGGTGCGATGAGAATCAGATTTAAACAAGGAACTTCTTCATTTTCTGACTTTAGAACAATTTTTACTGACAATGATTCATTGATTCCTCGATCTACTGCGTCACAAAATTTAGGCTCAAGCTCGCTAACATGGAATAATATCTATAGTCAGAATGCAGTCACTGTTGTTTCTGATGAGAGATATAAGACTGATATCTCGGAGTTGAACGAACAAGAGATTCAATGTGCAATCGCTTGCGGAAAACTTTATAGAAAATACAAATTAAATGCAGCAGTAGATGAGAAGGGCTTGAATGCGGCTCGTTACCACATTGGCGCTATTGCACAAGACATTGTTCAATGCTTTGTTAGTCATGGCCTTGACTGGCATCAATATGGCATAGTGACATATGAAAAATGGGATGCTGTGGAAGAAAATGAAGGGAGGGCAGAAACATTTGATGCGAATGGCAATATGTTGACTAAACCAGTTGAAGTGGTTGCAGCAGCTGATGCAGGCGAGATATATATGGTTCGATATGAAGAACTCAATTGTTTTATTAATGCAGGCCTTGAATATCGCTTATCTCAAGTTGAAGCCAAACTTATTGAATAACCACCCACCAAACCATTAAAAGCCCTAAGTTATTTAAACTCGGGGCTTTTTTATTGCCTTGAAAAAGGATAACGCTATGGAAACAAAACATATGAACGAGTCGATTTTAATAAAAATATTTCCGTGGTTGCTTAAAGTCTTTGCAGCAATCATTGGGGCTATTTTTTCTTTAATTTTATCAGGGGATATTGATAAGGACGGTAAGTTACAAATCAATCAAACATTGATCATTAAGCTGCTTTTTGGCATTTCATTGAGTTTGTTTGGTGGTCAAGCATTCATTGAATACTATCACTTAACTGATCGTTCGATCATGACACATGGCTTTGTGATGCTTATCTTTGCTGTATTCGGACTCTTGATTATCGGAATCATTTATCAAGCAATAAAGCTGATGCAGGGTAAAACACTCTCAGAAATTGTACTCGAAATACGAGAAACATTTAGAGCGATATTTAAATAATCCGTTATGAATTCCACGCCCGCAAATGCGGGTTTTTTGATGTCTGGAGAAAAGTAGAGTGAAAATGACAGCAGGCGGCTTCTCAATTCTACGACAAAAGTTTGGTCCGCTATCGAAATCTCAAGTAGATGGCATCAATCATATCGTGACTGCCATTGATCAAGATAAATCAATCTCGTACCCGCAAGCAGCATACATGTTAGCCACGACATGGCATGAAACCAATCGCACAATGCAGCCAATAACAGAATACGGGAACGTCAAATATTTCGATAAGTACGATGTTGGTAAGCTGGCTGTAAGGCTTGGTAATACCGATTTGGCGGACGGTGAT